TTAAAAGCAAATGATTTAACTAGACTCGAAGAAATACATTTAATTCATTTAAGTAGTCAAAATTCAAATGCAAAATACATTAAAAGTGAAATACAAAAAGTGACGGGCGCGCCCGTTTATGTTGGAGGTTTATAAATGCTAAACAGAACAATATTAGTTGGTCGTTTAACTAGAGACCCAGAATTAAGAACCACTCAAAGTGGTGTAAATGTAGCATCATTCACATTAGCAGTTAACCGCACATTTACGAATGCACAAGGAGAGCGCGAGGCAGACTTTATTAATATCATCGTATTTAAAAAACAAGCAGAGAACGTTAATAAATACCTATCTAAAGGATCGTTGACGGGCGTAGATGGTAGGTTACAAACGCGGAATTATGAAAATAAGGAAGGTCAACGTGTATATGTTACGGAAGTTATTGCTGATAGTATTCAATTTTTAGAACCGAAAAACTCAAATGACACTCAACAAGATTTATACCAACAACAAGTACAACAAACACGTGGACAATCGCAATATTCAAATAACAAACCAGTAAAAGATAATCCGTTTGCGAATGCAAATGGTCCGATTGAAATAGATGACAATGATTTACCATTCTAATTTAACCGGTTTGAAAGTGAGGTGTGTATATGACTGGTTGGATAAGTATTGATCGCTCAATTCAAAATCATTGGCTATTTAAAGAAAAGAGAACATTTTCAAAGTTTGAAGCATGGATATATTTACTCATGGAAGCGAATCATTCAAAGGCAAAAGTGCCTATTGGAAACCAAATTGTAACCGTAGAAAGAGGACAAAGATTAACATCGATTTTGACCTTGTCTGACCTTTTTAACTGGTCACGATTTAAAGTGAAAACCTTCCTTGACTTACTCGAGAGTGATGGAATGTTAGAAGTCAAAACAACATCAAAATATACCCTTATAACCATTGTCAATTATGACTTTTATCAAAGTGAGCAGGGAAGGAACCAACATCAAAACGACATCAAACCAACATCAAAACAACATCAGTCAAACATCAATCCAACATCAAAACAACATCAAACCAACACAAACAATAATGATAATAAAGATAATAATGAAAAGAATGTGAATAATGAGAAGAAGAAGGCAGCTGCCTTCGACTTCTTCCAAGATAACGGATTCGGTTTCATAACTCCTTACAATTTAGACGATTTAAATTACTATCTTGATTCATTTGAAAATGATTCAGATCAAATAGTTACCGCATCACTTAAAATCGCTAAAGACAGAAATAAAGTTACTTGGGGATATGCTAAAAGCATTTTGAATACATGGCTTAATGCAAACTTGAAATCTATTGAACAAGTACGTGCATTTGAAAAGCAACAACTGGAAAGCAAAAAGCAAACTAATAAACCTTATGTTAAACCATCGAAAGAAAAAACACCCAAATGGCTCACAGACAGCACGAGAGAAACGAAAACGCCGGAAGTAGATGAAAACCTTGAGAAAGACAGAGAAGCTTTTATTAAGCGTCTAAATAGCAAATGGGAGTGATTGAAAATGGATGCATTTGATAAATACTATCTATTTGATCATGACGGCAACAAAATGTTTTCAGTTACACCACATTTTAAAGATGGTCGGCATTTAGTTGTTGGAATAAAAGAAACAAAATTTAATGGTCGTCGTTGGTATTTAGACGATTATGAATTAAATACACTTATTGATAATGAACAAATGGAGTTAGGACACCAAACAAGCTTATTTGAATATATATGAGGGATTACATGGAGATAGAAATTAAATTTAATGAAGTGTTTAATGCGCCGATGGGGTCGCCCCGTCCACGCTTTCGTAAAACAGGTAGATTTGTTCAAACTTACATGCCAACGTCTTACACAAAGCATAAAGCGTATATACAAGGGCAAATGCCTAAGTTAAATCTAGAGCGCGCACTAAAAATCGAATTAGACTTTTACTTTCCATTGCTTAAATCGTGGTCGAAGAAAAAGAAAAGCGAAATGGTTGGGCAGTATAAAGTGACTAAGCCGGATATCGACAACTTAATTAAAACGGTATTAGATGCTTGTAATGGCCATGTATGGAAAGACGATAACCAAATTACAGAAATAACTAGCTCAAAGCGTTATGGAATTGAGCCCAAAATAATCATACGAATAGAAGAAATATAAGAGGTGGATAAAATGGCGAGAAAAGCAAGAATTGTAACAATAAACGATAAACCTTATAGGTTCAGTAAATTTGAAATGGAATTAATAGAAAGTCACGGTATAACCGCTGGAATGGTTTCTAAGAGAGTAAAAGACGGTTGGGAACTACATGAAGCAATGGACGCACCAGAAGGTACGCGTTTAAGCGAGTACAGAGAAAAGAAAACAATAGAAAGACTGGAACAAGCTAGACTCGAACGCAAATTGGAAAGAAAGCAAAAGAAAGAGGCTGAGCTAAGAAGAAAGAAGCCACATTTGTTTAATGTACCACAGAAACATCCAAGAGGACGTTATGCGTGCTACCTGATGGAAAACGACATATTCGTGAAAGTTAAGAAGTAGATCATGACAGATAACGCACGCAAAGAATACCTAAATCAATTCTTTGGATCTAAGAGATATCTGTATCAGGATAACGAACGAGTGGCACATATTCATGTAGTAAACGGCACTTATTACTTTCATGGGCATATCGTACCAGGTTGGCAAGGCGTGAAAAAGACATTTGATACAGCGGAAGAGCTCGAAATATATATAAAGCAACATGGTTTGGAATATGAGGAACAGAAGCAACTAACTTTATTTTAAGGAGATGTAAAAATGAAAATCAAAGTTAAAAAAGAAATGAGACTAGATGAATTAATTAAGTGGGCGCGAGAAAATCCGGAGCTATCAAAAGGAAAAATTTTTCTTGCAAAAGGTTTTAGTAATGGATTCGTTCGTTTTCAACGAAATACAAATACGTGTTCGATATCAAGTTTTATTCCAATTGATACTCCTTTCATAGTTGAAGTTGAAGAGGAAATCACAGAAGATACAGTATTTGATAGGTTGTTTGAAGTGTACGAGCTTCAAGAGGGAGCCTATATGTCAGCGTTACACACAAGTATTAGTATCAACGAACGTTTAGAGAACACGTTTTTCCCTACCAAAGCATTCTACATCTTGAACGACGGCCTAACTATGACATTAATTTGGAAAGATGGGAGATTGGTAGAATGAACTATGAAACAGGGTTCCAACTAAGCGTAATGGACGCTAGGTTGAAGAAGATGAGAAAACAACGTGATGAGTACAAGAAGCAACGTGACGAGCTTATTGGGGATATAGCTAAGTTAAGAGAGCGTAACGAAGAGTTGGAGAACATGTGGCGCACGCTTAAAAATGAATTGCTTGGAAGATACGAACATTACTGTTTTAAATATAGAGAACTACACCCTGAGAGCAAAGCGAACAGGATAGGAGCTATCTATATAGGAGGTAAAGGCACTGCAGATATTATACTGTCGCGAATGGAAGAACTAGACGGAACAAATGAGTTCTACGAATTTTTAGGGCAAATGGAGGAAGACACAAATGAATAACCGTGAACAAATAGAAAAATCCGTTATCAGCGCTAGTGCGTATAACGGCAATGACACAGAGGGATTACTAAAAGAGATTGAAGACGTGTATAAGAAAGCACAAGCGTTTGATGAAATACTTGAAGGTTTACCTAATGCTATGCAAGATGCACTCAAAGAAGATATTGAACTTGATGAAGCAATAGGGATTATGACGGGTCAAGTGGTCTATAAATATGAGGAGAGTGAAGAGTGATGAGTAGTCCGAAAATTAAGCCCTGCCCTTTTTGTGGCGGTCTAGCAGATATACGATATAGCTTTGATACATTATTAATTGAATGTACTAATAAAAATTGCAAACTACAACCATCTACATGGTCACACGTTCATACCAATAATGCAGAAAAACTTATAAAAATTTGGAATAAAAGAAAAGATTTGGAGGAACAGGAAAATGACTAACACATTAACAACTGATCAGTTACAAGAGTTATTACAAATACAAAAGGAGTTCGACGATAGAATACCGACGCTGAACTTACGAGATAGCAAAATAGCATATGTAGTCGAATTCTTTGAATGGTTTAATACATTGGAAACGTTTAAGAACTGGAAGAAGAAGCCGGGGAAGCCGTTAGACGTACAACTTGATGAATTAGCTGACATGTTGGCGTTTGGTTTGAGTATTGCGAATCAAAGTAAAATTAATGAAGAGCTAAAAGAATATATTTTGTATTCTATATCAACAAGCGAAAAGGTTTATGGTGATTTTGATTTTACAAACGAAAATGTAATTAAATCAGTAATTATAGATATGCCTGAGGAGTTATTTGAAAATAGTGATGATTCAAAAATCCTTGCGCCAAGTTTACCATTTGTTCTAGCTAAAAATTATTACACTATCAACCAACTAATCACAGCATATAAAAAGAAAATGAAAAGGAACCACGAAAGACAAGATGGAACAGCAGACGCAGGAAAAGGATACGTGTAAAGACATCTTAGATCGAGTCAAGGAGGTTTTGGGGAAGTGAGAGAACGCACTAAAATTATATATCGTGGTTGGAATAAGGAGATATTTATTTTACAGGGTAAAAATATGAATGTTATTGGTTTGCGCCAAATATTTGATGAACTCAAAAGATCGTATGAAGGTTATAAAATCGTTGTTATTCCAATAGAAGTTGATTTTGAAATCAAATAAATAGGAGTGATGAGAAGTGACACAATACTTAGTCACAACATTCAAAGATTCAACAGGACAACCACATGAACATTTTACTGCTGTTAGAGATAATCAGACGTTTACAGTTGTTGAGGCAGAGAGTAAAGAAGAAGCGAAAGAGAAGTACGAGAAACAAGTTAAAAGGGATGCAATTATTAAAGTGAGTCAGTTGTTTGAAAATATAAGGGAGTGTGGGAAATGATTAAGCAAATATTAAGATTATTATTCTTACTAGCGATGTATGAGCTAGGTAAGTATGTAACTGAGCAAGTATATATTATGATGACGGCTAATGATGATCTAGAGGCGCCAAGTGACTTCGCAAAGTTGAGCGATCAGTCTGATTTGATGAGGGCGGAGGTGACAGAGTAGATGATGTGGTTAGTCATAGCAATTATATTACTAGTCATCTTATTGTTTGGTGTGATGTTGCAAGCTGAACAGTTAAAAGGCGATGTGAAAGTTAAAGAGCGAGAGATAGAGATATTAAGAAGTAGATTGAGACATTTTGAAGATTAAGCATATTTGTACGGAGGGTATTCATGACTAAAAAGAAATATGGGTTAAAATTATCAACAGTTCGAAAGTTAGAAGATGAGTTGTGCGATTATCCTAATTATCATAAACAACTTGAAGATTTAAGAAGTGAAATAATGACACCGTGGATTCCAACAGATACAAATATAGGCGGGGAGTTTGTACCGTCTAATACATCGAAAACAGAAATGGCAGTAACTAATTATCTTTGTAGTATACGAAGAGGTAAAATCCTTGAGTTTAAGAGCGCTATTGAACGTATAATCAACACATCAAGCAGGAAAGAACGCGAATTCATTCAAGAGTATTATTTTAATAAAAAGGAATTAGTGAAAGTTTGTGTTGACATACACATTTCTGATAGAACTGCTCATAGAATCAAAAGAAAAATCATATCTAGATTGGCGGAAGAGTTAGGGGAAGACTGAAATTGGCAGTAAAGTGGCAGTTTTTGATACCTTAAATGAGATATTATGATAGTGTAGGATATTGACTATCGTACTGCGTTTCCCTTATCGCAATTAGGAATAAAGGATCTATGTGGGTTGGCTGATTATAGCCAATCCCTTTTTTAATTTTAAAAAGCGTATAGCGCGAGAGTTGGTGGTAAATGAAATGAACAAATTAACTAAAAAGCAACGTTTGTTTGTAGAAGTATATACAATACCCGGTACTGAATGTTATGGCAATGCTACTAAGTCAGCTGTGTATGCTGGATATAGCGAAAAGACGGCGTACTCACAAGGTCAGCGTATGTTGAAGAATGTTGAAATTCAGAATTATATCAAGGAGGTTGAAACAAAACTCTTTGATGAGAATATTATGTCAGGTAAAGAAGTGTTGTATAGGTTAACTAGAACGGCTAGAGGTGAACACACGGAAGTTGAAGCTGTCGTAACAAAAACTGGAGACTATAAAGAGAATCCGGATACTGGCAAAATGCAATTAGTATACGATGAACACATACAACTTGTTACTAAGTCACCTAAAATAAGTGACCAAAACAAAGCCTTAGAGATGTTAGGTAGACATCACAAATTATTTACAGACAAACAAGAAGTCGACCACAAAATACCGATGTTTGTTGATAATATTCCGGAAGATGATTAGTCATGTATGAAATACTTGATCTAAAAAATAAAATCGGTGGTGGCTACAATAAGTTTTGGCACAACAAAAACTTTTACCGCGTTGTTAAAGGTTCAAGGGGTAGCAAGAAAAGTAAAACTACCGCTATTAATCTCATTTATCGAATAATGAAATATGATTGGGCAAATATACTTGTAGTCAGAAGATTTAGCAACACTAACAAACAATCAACGTATACAGATTTAAAGTGGGCAACTAACCAATTAGGCGTTGCTCACTTATTTAAATTCAACGAAAGTTTGCCGGAAATAACGTATAAACCTACTGGACAAAAAATACTGTTTAGAGGTTTAGACGACCCATTGAAAATAACATCGATTACTGTTGATACAGGCATTTTGTGTTGGGCTTGGTTTGAAGAGGCTTATCAAATAGAAACATTCGCTAAGTTTAGCACTGTTGTTGAGTCAATACGTGGTAGCTACGATAGTCCGGAATTTTTCAAGCAAATCACAGTCACTTTTAACCCGTGGTCGGAAAGACATTGGTTGAAGCCTACATTTTTTGATGAAGAAACAAAATTAAACAACACTTTTTCAGATACAACAACTTATAGAGTTAATGAATGGCTAGACAAAGTTGATATTGAACGATATGAAGATTTGTATATAAAGAATCCTAGACGTGCAAGAATCGTTTGCGATGGAGATTGGGGCGTTGCAGAAGGGCTTGTATTCGATAATTTTAAAGTGGAAGACTTTGATTGGTTTGTGGAGTTTAAAAGAACTCAAGAAATAACTCATGGAATGGATTTTGGATTTAGTCAAGACCCTACAACAGTTGTTAGTACGGTTGTCGATTTAAAAAACAAAAAGTTATTCATCTATGATGAACACTATAAAAAAGCGATGCTAACTGATGATATAAAACAAATGCTTATTAAAAAAGGATTAGATGATGTAGATATTGCAGCCGATTATGGTGCTGGCGGAGATAGAGTGATCAGTGAATTGAAATCTAAAGGGATTAAAGGTATAAGAAAAGCATTGAAAGGCGCTAATACTATTTTACCAGGCATTCAATTCATTCAAGGCTTTGAAGTTATTATACATCCATCATGTGAACATGCTATTGAAGAGTTCAACACTTATACATTTGACCAAGATAATGACGGTAAGTGGTTGAACAAGCCTATAGATGCTAATAACCATATTATCGATGCATTGCGTTATAGTCTTGAGAAATATCATATCGTACGTAAAAAACGTAAAAAGAATATAGAAAGCAAAACAAAAGTAATTAAATCTCTAGGATTATAGGAGGGAACAAATGTTAAAAGTAAACGAATTTGAAACAGATACAGATCTACGGGGAAACATAAATTACTTATTTAATGATGAAGCCAATGTTGTTTACACATATGACGGGACGGAATCCGATTTATTACAAAACGTTAATGAAGTAAGTAAATACATTGAACATCACATGGATTACCAACGACCTAGATTGAAAGTGTTAAGTGATTATTACGAAGGTAAAACTAAGAACTTAGTTGAGTTAACACGACGCAAAGAAGAGTACATGGCAGATAACCGTGTAGCGCATGATTACGCATCTTATATTAGCGATTTTATCAACGGCTATTTCTTGGGTAATCCAATTCAATATCAAGATGATGACAAAGATGTATTAGAAGCTATTGAGGCGTTCAATGATTTAAATGATGTTGAGTCACACAATAGATCTTTAGGATTAGATTTGTCAATTTATGGCAAAGCTTATGAGTTGATGATTAGAAATCAAGATGATGAAACTCGTTTATACAAGAGTGATGCGATGAGCACTTTTGTCATATACGACAATACAATTGAACGTAATAGTATCGCAGGCGTTAGATATTTAAGAACTAAACCAATAGACAAGACTGACGAAGATGAAGTGTTTACAGTTGATTTATTTACTTCTAACGGTGTTTATAGATATCTTACCAGTAGAACAAGTGGATTGAAGCTCACACCACGTGAAAACAGTTTTGAATCTCACTCATTTGAACGCATGCCTATTACAGAATTTAGCAATAACGAAAGAAGAAAAGGGGATTACGAGAAAGTAATCACTTTAATTGATTTGTATGATAATGCAGAATCAGATACTGCTAACTATATGAGTGATTTAAATGACGCTATGTTACTTATTAAAGGTAATTTAAATTTAGATCCTGTAGAAGTTAGAAAACAAAAGGAAGCTAACGTGTTGTTTTTAGAACCGACTGTTTATGCTGATAGCGAAGGTAGAGAAACAGAAGGTTCAGTTGACGGTGGTTATATTTATAAGCAATACGATGTACAAGGTACCGAAGCTTATAAAGACCGTTTGAACAGTGATATACACATGTTTACCAACACGCCTAACATGAAAGATGATAACTTTAGTGGCACTCAATCGGGCGAGGCAATGAAATATAAATTGTTCGGATTAGAACAACGTACTAAAACTAAAGAAGGATTGTTTACTAAAGGGTTAAGACGTCGTGCTAAGTTGTTAGAGACAATACTTAAAAATACACGGTCGATTGACGCTAACAAAGATTTCAATACTGTTAGATACGTATACAACAGAAACTTACCTAAATCATTGATTGAAGAATTAAAAGCTTATATTGATTCTGGCGGGAAGATTAGCCAAACAACTTTAATGTCTCTATTCTCGTTCTTCCAAGACCCTGAATTAGAAGTCAAGAAAATAGAAGAAGATGAGAAAGAATCTATTAAAAAAGCTCAAAAAGGCATTTATAAAGACCCTAGAGACATCAATGATGACGAACAAGATGATGATACAAAAGATACTGTTGATAAAAAGGAATGATTGTAATTGCCTAACAAAAACACTCAAGAATATTGGGAAGAACGCGGACGCAAAGCAATCGAGAATGAGTTGAAGCGGGATAAAAGTAAAGCTGAAGAAATAGAACGTATATTGAATATGATGATTAAGCGCATTGAAAAAGAAATCAATGCGTTTATTGTTAAGTACGGAGATTTTGCAGGCGTTACATTACAAGAAGCAAAAAAGATTATCGATGAGTTCGATGTAAAAGCATTTCAAGAAGAAGCAAAAAGATTGGTCGAAAACAAGGACTTTAGCGATAGAGCAAATGAAGAATTAAAGAAGTATAACACTAAGATGTATGTATCTAGAGAACAGATGTTAAAGATTCAAATAGAATTCTTAATTGCTTATGCAACAGCTCAAACAGAATTATCGATGAGGGAATATTTCGAATCAACAGCTTATCGTGTGTTCAGTGATCAAGCGGGTATTTTAGGTGAAGGTGTACAAGTAGCTAAAGAAGTTATAGATACAATCGTTGATACACAATTTCATGGTGTCGTTTGGTCAGAGCGATTATGGACTAATACCGAAGCAATGAAACAAGAAGTAGAAGAAATAATTGCTAATGTAGTTATTAGAGGTCGACATCCTAATGAATATGTTAAAGATATGCGCAAGCACTTAAATAAATTCGAAGGCACAGCACGACAAAAGACCGCAGCAATTAAATCATTGCTTTATACGGAATCGGCACGTGTTCACGCACAATCAAGCATTGACAGCATGAAAGAAATTTCACCGGAAGGATATTATATGTATATTGCAAAAATCGATAATAGAACAACTAAAGTATGTAAAGGGCTTAATGGAGAAGTATTCAAAGTTAAAGACGCTAAAATTGGTGTTAATTTCTACCCTATGCATATCAATTGTCGTTCAGATTGCGCTTTATTACCTAAATCCATGTGGCCGAAAAAACCAAGCAAGAAACGAAAAACAAAATACTTCGGAGGGAAAGTGAAAAGCGGTGATTGATTTAAAAGTAAAGTTTTTTAAAGGCAAGTTAGTTTTGTATGACAGTAAATTAAATGTTTGGAGGATACTAATATGAGTAATACTGACAAATACCTTAGAGACATAGCAAGAGAATTAAAAGGTATACGTAAAGAGTTACAAAAGCGAAACGAAACAGTTATTATTGATGCAAACTTAGACAGTGTAAGGTCGGCAGTATTAGCCGATAAAGAAAAATCGAAATATAATGAACCTCTCTTTTAATAGCTAGCATTTAATTGTGTTGGCTATTTTTTATGTCCAAAACGTGCTGATGACATAAAAAGCACGCATGGAAAAACAGTCGACAGACTATAAATGGAGGTATATCTCATGGAAGAAAATAAACTTAAGTTTAATTTGCAATTTTTTGCAGACCAATCAGATGATCCGGACGAACCAGGCGGAGATGGTAAAAAAGGAAATCCTGATAAGAAAGAATATGACGAAGGTACTGAAATAACTTTCACGCCAGAGCAACAAAAGAAAGTTGATGAAATACTTGAACGTCGTGTAGCCCACGAAAAGAAAAAAGCTGATGAGTATGCAAAAGAAAAAGCAGAAGAAGCCGCTAAAGAAGCTGCTAAATTAGCGAAAATGAACAAGGATCAAAAAGATGAATATGAACGCAAACAATTGGAAAAAGAGCTGGAGCAATTACGCTCAGAAAAACAATTAAATGAAATGCGTTCAGAAGCAAGGAAAATGTTAAGCGAAGCGGAAGTTGATTCATCAGATGAGGTTGTTAATTTAGTTGTAACAGATACTGCTGAACAAACTAAATTGAATGTTGAAGCTTTTTCTAATGCAGTAAAAAAAGCGGTTAATGAAGCGGTTAAGGTTAACGCTAGACAATCGCCATTGACTGGTGGAGATTCATTTAATCACTCATCTAAAAACAAACCACAAAACTTAGCTGAAATAGCTAGACAAAAAAGAATTATTAAAAATTAACGGAGGCATTTAAATGGAACAAACACAAAAATTAAAATTAAATTTGCAACATTTTGCGAGTAACAATGTTAAACCGCAAGTATTTAACCCTGATAATGTAATGATGCACGAAAAGAAAGATGGCACGTTGATGAATGAATTCACAACGCCCATCTTACAAGAGGTTATGGAAAACTCTAAAATTATGCAATTAGGTAAGTACGAACCAATGGAAGGTACTGAGAAGAAGTTTACTTTTTGGGCTGATAAACCAGGTGCTTACTGGGTAGGTGAAGGTCAAAAAATTGAAACGTCTAAGGCTACTTGGGTTAATGCTACAATGAGAGCGTTTAAATTAGGGGTTATCTTACCTGTAACAAAAGAATTCTTGAATTACACTTATTCACAATTCTTTGAAGAGATGAAACCTATGATTGCTGAAGCTTTCTATAAAAAGTTTGATGAAGCGGGTATTTTGAATCAAGGTAACAATCCATTCGGTAAATCAATTGCGCAATCAATTGAAAAAACTAATAAGGTTATTAAAGGTGACTTCACACAAGATAACATTATTGATTTAGAGGCATTACTTGAAGATGACGAATTAGAAGCAAATGCGTTTATTTCAAAAACACAAAACAGAAGCTTGTTACGTAAAATTGTAGATCCTGAAACTAAGGAACGTATTTATGACCGTAACAGTGATACGTTAGATGGTCTACCTGTGGTTAACCTTAAATCAAGCAATTTAAAACGCGGTGAATTAATTACTGGTGACTTTGATAAGTTGATTTACGGTATCCCTCAATTAATTGAATACAAAATCGATGAAACTGCACAATTATCTACAGTTAAAAACGAAGATGGCACACCTGTAAACTTATTCGAACAAGACATGGTGGCATTGCGTGCAACTATGCATGTAGCGTTACACATCGCTGACGATAAAGCATTCGCTAAATTAGTGCCTGCTGACAAAAAAACAGATTCAGTACCAGGAGAAGTTTAATAAATAATTAGGAGTGGTAACATGCCCGAAATCATTGGAATTGTTAAAGTAGATTTTACAGATTTAGAAGATAACAGACATGTCTATATGAAAGGGCATGTCTACCCTCGCAAAGGTTATGATCCTACAGATGAACGTATCAAAGCTTTAGCTAGTGTTGAAAATAAACGCAACGAACAAATGATTTACATTGTAAATGACAAATTAACCAAAAAAGAACTTGTCGAAATAGCAAGTGTTGCTGGCTTACAAGTTGATGAAAAACAAACAAAAGCTGAAATTATCAATGCTTTTGAGTCACTAGAGTAGGTGGTTATATGACTACGCTAGCTGATGTAAAAAAACGTATTGGTCTTAAAGATGAAAAGCAAGATGAACAATTAGAAGAAATCATAAAAAGTTGTGAAAGCCAGTTGTTATCAATGTTACCTATTGAAGTTGAACAAATACCGGAAAGGTTTAGTTACATGATTAAAGAAGTTGCAGTTAAACGCTACAACAGGATTGGTGCTGAAGGTATGACATCAGAAGCGGTTGACGGACGTAGCAATGCGTATGAATTGAACGATTTCAAGGAGTATGAAGCTATTATTGATAATTACTTTAATGCTAGAACGAGAACTAAAAAAGGAAGGGCTGTGTTCTTTTGAGATATGAAGATAGAGTTATTTTTCAATTAGAACAAGTAGCAACTTACAATCCTAAAACTAGCAAAAAAGAAAACACACTAATCACTTATGATGCGATACCATGCAATATTAATCCTATTTCTAGAGCAAGAAAGCAACTTGAATTTGGTGATGTAAAAAACGATGTAAGTGTTCTGAGGATAAAAGAATCAATATCTTACCCTGTTAGCCACGTGTTGGTTAATGGCATTCGCTACAAGATAGTTAATACAAGGATATACAGACACGAAACGTCATATTATATCGAAGAGGTCAATTGATGAATATAGATGGATTAGACGCACTGTTAAACCAATTTCACGATATGAAAACCAACATTGATGATGATGTAGATGATATTTTACAGGAAAACGCCAAAGAATATGTAGTACGAGCTAAATTGAAAGCTAGAGAAGTAATGAATAAGGGTTATTGGACTGGTAATTTATCACGCAATATCAGATATAAAAAAACTGGCGATTTGCAATACACTATCACATCGCATGCAGCTTATAGTGGTTTCTTAGAGTTTGGTACTCGATACATGGAGGCAGAACCTTTTATGTGGCCAGTATATGAGGTAATAAGAAAATCAACTGTAGAAGAATTGAAAGCGTTGTTTGAATAGGAGATAAAAGCATGACACCGAACTTACAACTTTATAATAAAGCGTATGAAACGCTACAAGGATATGGATTCCCTGTTATTTCTCGTAAAGAGATGCAACAAGAGATTCCGTATCCTTTTTTTGTAATAAAAATGCCGGAGTCAAATAGAAGTAAGTACACGTTTGATAGTTATTCTGGCGATACGAATTTAGTTATTGATATTTGGAGTGTAAGCGATGATTTAGGACATCATGACGGACTTGTTAAAAGGTGTATCGATGATTTAACACCTAGCGTTAAAACAAACGATTATGACTTTGAAGAAGATGATACTAACATCGCACAGTTAGTCGATGATACTACTAATCAAGAATTGCTACACACATCAATAACGATATCTTACAAAACATTTTAAAAAACGGAGGAATATTGAATGGCGAATATGAAAAATAGTAATGACCGTATTATTTTGTTTAGAAAAGCTGGCGAAAAAGTAGATGCTACTAAAATGCTTTTTTTAACTGAATACGGCTTATCACATGAAGCTGATACAGATACAGAGGATACGATGGATGGGTCTTATAACACTGGTGGTTCAGTTGAATCAACAATGTCTGGTACTGCTAAAATGTTTTATGGTGACGATTTTGCAGATGAAATTGAAGATGCAGTTGTAGATCGCGTATTGTATGAGGCTTGGGAAGTTGAAAGTAGAATACCAGGCAAAAATGGAGATGCTACTAAATTTAAAGCGAAATATTTCCAAGGTTTCCACAATAAATTTGAATTAAAAGCAGAAGCTAACGGTATTGATGAATATGAATATGAATATGGAGTGAATGGTCGTTTCCAACGTGGATTTGCAACACTACCTGAGGCTGTAACAAAGAAACTTAAGGCGACTGGATACAGATTCCATGACACTACAAAAGCAGATGCGTTAACTGGCGAAGATTTAACAGCAATTCCACAACCTAAGGTAGATTCATCAACGGTTACACCAGGAGAGGTATAAAAATAGGGCGTTAAGCCCTATTTATTTTGTTTAAATTAATCATGAATGGAGATTTTAAGTTATGAATGTAGAAATTAACGGAAAGTCATTAGAATTAAGTTTTGGTTTTAAATTTTTAAGAGAAATCGATAACCGATTAGGTTTAAAAGTTGAACAAGCTTCTATCGGTCAAGGTGTATCAATGTTGCCTGTAGGTTTAGAAAGTGGAAATCCGGTTGTGATTGGCGAAGTTTTAATCGCAGCTACATCTCACTTAAAAAAACAAGCAATTACTATTAATAACATTGATGAAGCATTAGATGAAATCGCAGAAAATATCGGACTAGAAGAATTCGGTTCGGATATTTTAACGGAGTTGGGAAAGCGACCTATGACCCGAAACCTAGTCGAAGTAGTGGAAGCGGAAGAGAAACCAGCGGAAGCGTAATAACTTACGACAGAATCGTTATAACTTGTATGTCAACACTTGGTATTACAGATTTGAACGTTATTGAGCAAATGACATTAACAGAATATAACTATCGAATGTATGCGAAAGAGTATGAAATGCTAACCCAAGAATTCGAACGTTACAAACTTGCGTTTGCTATTCGTGATGCTGCAGCTACTAAAAATGTTGGGACAGAAAATAAACCTAAAGAGGAATATGTTTTTAACAATGCAAACGACGTATTGCCTTATGAAGAAAATATCCAACGGCTTAACGAAGGTAAAGATATAAGATTTAGCAGCGAACGTGATGAATACGAACCACAAAATAATGAATTCTTTAAAGTTATAGCAGAATTTAATAAGCAATAGAAAGAGAGGTGTTAATGTGACGGAATATAAAATTAAAGCGACTATTGAAGCTAGTGTAGCCAAATTCAAAAGGCAAATTGATAGTGCGGTTAAGTCTGTGCAAAGATTTAAACGAGTAGCAGATCAAACTAAAGATGTTGAATTAAACGCTAACGATAAAAAATTACAAAAAACTATCAAGGTTGCTAAAAAGTCTTTAGATGCCTTTAGTAACAAAAAAGTAAAAGCTAAATTAGATGCTAGTATACAAGACTTGCAACAAAAGGTACTAGAATCGAATTTTGAACTAGACAAACTAAACTCTAAAGAAGTTACTCCAGAGATTAAATTACAAAAACAAAAATTGACTAAAGATATCGCTGAAGCAGAAGCTAAGTTATCCGAACTAGAAAAGAAGCGTGTCAATATTGACATCAATGCTGATAACAGTAAATTCAATCGAGTGTTAAAAGTATCTAAAGCTAGTCTTGAAGCTTTAAATAGGTCTAAAGCCAAAGCTATTTTAGATGTAGACAACAGTGTTGCTAATTCTAAAATCAAACGTACTAAAGAAGAGCTTAAAAGTATTCCAAATAAAACTAGATCTCGACTTGATGTAGATACAAGGCTTTCTATACCAACTATTTATGCGTTTAAAAAATCATTAGACGCATTGCCAAACAAAAAAACAACAAAGGTAGATGTCGATACTAATGGTTTAAAGAAAGCTTATGCCTACATAATAAAAGCAAACGACAATTTCCAAAGACAGATGGGGAATTTAGCTAATATGTTCCGTGTGTTCGGTACTGTAGGTTCTAATATGGTTGGTGGATTACTAACTTCATCTTTTAGCATTTTAATACCTGTAATAGCGAGCGTAGTACCTGTAGTGTTTGCACTATTAAACGCTATCAAAGTGTTAACTGGTGGTGTACTTGCTTTAGGTGGTGCTGTAGCAATAGCTGGTGCTGGCTTTGTAGCATTTGGCGCAATGGCTATCAGCGCTATAAAGATGCTTAGTGACGGCACTTTACAAGCTAGCTCAGCAACAAACGAATACAAAAAAGCTTTAGATGGCGTAAAGTCAGCATGGACTGATATTATAAAGCAAAATCAATCCGCTATCTTCACAACTCTTGCAAATGGTTTAAATACTGTTAAAACAGCAATGCAGAGCTTACAACCGTTTTTTAGTGGTATTTCAAGAGGAATGGAAGAGGCGTCTCAAAGTGTACTTAAATGGGCTCAAAATAGCGGTGTAGCATCAAGGTTCTTCAACATGATGAATACAACTGGTGTTTCGGTATTTAACAAGCTATTAAGTGCTGCAGGCGGTTTCGGTGACGGTTTAGTCAATGTATTCACACAATTAGCACCACTGTTTCAATGGTCGGCTGATTGGTTGGATAGATTAGGTCAATCTTTCTCTAACTGGGCTAATAGTGCAGCTGGAGAAAATTCGATTACTCGTTTTATTGAATACACAAAAACAAATTTACCTATCATTGGTAATATTTTTAAAAATGTTTTCGCTGGAATTAACAATTTGATGAATGCATTTAGTGGATCGTCAACTGGTATATTCCAGTCTCTCGAACAGATGACAGCTAAATTTAGGGAATGGTCTGAACAAGTAGGACAATCTCAAGGGTTCAAAGACTTTGTCAGTTATATACAAACAAATGGACCACTAATAATGCAATTAATTGGGAACATTGCAAGAGGATTAGTTGCATTCGCAACAGCGATGGCTCCTATAGCTAGTGCAGTATTACGCGTTGCAGTAGCAATAACTGGTTGGATAGCTAACTTGTTTGAGGCGCATCCAGCTACAGCACAATTAGTTGGCGTCATTATAACTTTAGTTGGTGCATTTAGATTTTTAATTGCTCCAATATTAGCGGTAATGGATTTTCTGGGGCCATTAGCAGCAAGATTAGTCGCATTAGTAACTAAGTTTGGTTGGGCTAAAACAGGAACTTTAGTATTAAGTAAGGCAATGACATCATTAAAAGGTCCAATAAAATTAGTTACAGCTATATTCCAATTGTTATTCGGTAAGATTGGATTAATTAGAAATGCTATCACAGGACTAGTAACTGTGTTTGGTATTTTAGGTGGTCCAATAACAATAGTAATTGGTGTAATCGCTGCATTAATAGCTATATTTGTTTTATTGTGGAATAAAAATGAAGGATTCAGAAACTTTATTATAAATGCTTGGAATGCGATAAAAACATTTATGGTTACAGTTTGGAATGTGTTGAAAACTGTAGCTTCGGTTGTATGGAATGCTATTTTAAAAGCTATCACTACAGCAGTATCAAATGTATACAATTTTATAATGATTATTTGGAATCAAATAGTTGCTTATTTGCAAGGGCTATGGAATGGAATTATCGCTATTGCAACAACAGTATGGAACCTTTTAGTTACAATCATCACAACTGTTTTCACGACGATAATGACAATAGTTATGACGATATGGACAGCTATTTGGACATTCTTAAGTACAATCTGGAACACGATAATTACAATCGCTACTACGATTTGGAATTTGTTAGTCACTGTAATAACTACAGTATTTACCACAATTATGACTATCGCAATGACAATTTGGAACGCTATTTGGACGTTCTTACAAACGTTGTGGAACACTATAGTTACTGTGGCAACTAAGGTTTGGAACGCTATCACTACAACTATATCTACTGCGTTACAAGCGGCATGGAGTTTTATTTCTAATATATGGAATACGATTTGGAGTTTCTTATCTGGTATATTAACGACAATTTGGAATAAAGTTGTAAGCATATTCACACAAGTTGTATCAACTATATCAGACAAAATGTCTCAAGCTTGGAACTTCATCGTGACTAAAGGTATGCAATGGGTATCTACTATAACAAGTACGCTAATTAACTTTGTTAATAGAGTTATTCAAGGATTCGTTAATGTTGTAAACAAAGTTAGTCAAGGTATGACAAATGCAGTAAATAAAGTTAAAAGCTTTGTGGATGACTTTGTATCAGCAGGTGCTGATATGATCCGTGGTTTGATGAGAGGTATTGGTAATATGGCTAGAGACTTAGCTGAAAAAGCAGCTAGTGTAGCAAAAGGTGCTTTAAATGCAGCCAAAAGAGCGCTAGGTATTCACTCACCTTCACGTGAATTCATGGATGTTGGTATGTATTCAATGTTAGGTTTCGTTAAAGGTATAGATAATCATTCAAGTAAAGTTATCCGTAATGTTTCTAATGTTGCAGATAAAGTAGTTGATGCATTTCAACCTACATTAAACGCACCTGACATTTCTAGTATTACAGGAAACTTAAGTAATTTAGGTGGAAATATAAATGCGCAAGTACAACACACACATTCTATTGAAACATCACCGAACATGAAAACTGTTAAAGTTGAATTCGATGTCAATAACGATGCGCTTACTAGTATTGTTAACGGCAGAAATGCTAAACGCAATTCTGAGTATTACTTATAAAGGAGGTTACAAATGGACATAGAATTAACAAAAAAAGATGGTACTGTAATCAAATTAAGTGAATACGGGTTTATCGTTAACGATATAGTAATTGATAGCATGCAAATCAACACAAAGTATCAAGACAAAGAAAATATGAACGGTCGTATATTAATGGGGAGCAATTATATCAGTAGAGATATAGTTGTTCCTTGTTTTTGTAAAGTTAAAAATCGTTCAGACATTGCTTATATGCGAGATATGTTGTATAGGTTAACGACAGACATAGAACCTATGTATTTGCGAGAAATCAGAAGAAAAGAAGAGTTGAATTACAGGTTTACTCAACCAACTTCTGATGATTACGTGAAATTAGATAAAAACAACTTCCCGGATTACGAATATTCAAGACACGATCAACAAATTTATGTAAATGGTAAACAGTATAAAGTTATTTTTAACGGAGTTATAAACCCTAAACAAAAAGGTAATAAAGTTTCTTTTGAACTAAAATTCGAAACTACAGAATTACCATACGGTGAAAGTATTGGAACAAGCCTAGAGTTAGAAGAAAACAAAAAGGTTGGATTATGGTCGTTTGATTTTAATATTGATTGGCATGCAGGCGGAGACAAAAGAAAGTATACATTTGAAAATTTGAGCAAAGGTACAGTTTACTATCATGGTAGTGCTCCTAACGACCAATTCAACATGTATAAAAAGATAACAATTATTTTAGGCGAAGATACAGAATCGTTTGTATGGAATTTAACGCATGCTGAAATAATGAAAATCGAAGGGATCAAACTAAAAGCTGGAGACAGAATTGTTTATGATAGCTTCCGAGTTTATAAAAACGGTGTCGAAATAAGCACTGAAACGAACATAGCCCAACCAAAATTTAAATACGGAGCTAATAAATTTGAGTTTAATCAAACGGTTCAAAAAGTTCAGTTTGATTTGAAATTTTATTATAAGTAGGTGTCAGAATGACAATAACTATTAAACCACCTAAAGGTAATGGCGCACCTGTACCAGTAGAAACAACTTTAGTAAAAAAAGTTAATGCTGACGGTGTATTAACTTTTGATATTCTAGAAAATAAATATACTTATGAAGTTATTAACGCTATAGGGAAAAGATGGATTGTTAGTCATGTCGAAGGTGAAAACGACAAGAAAGAATATGTAATAACTGTCATTGATAGGAAATCAGAAGGTGACAGACAACTGGTTGAATGTACTGCTAGAGAGATTCCTATAGACAAGTTAATGATTGATAGGATTTATGTTAATGTAACAGGATCTTTTACAGTAGAAAGATATTTTAACATTGTGTTTCAAGGTACTGGAATGCTTTTTGAAGTCGAAGGTAAGGTTAAGTCTTCGAAGTTTGAAAATGGTGGTGAAGGCGACACAAGGTTAGAAATGTTTAAAAAGGGATTAGAACATTTCGGTTTAGAATATAAAATAACGTATGACAAAAAGAAAGACAGATATAAGTTTGTATTGACGCCTTTTGCAAATCAAAAAGCGTCTTATTTTATTTCTGACGAAGTCAACGCCAACGCTATAAAACTCGAGGAAGATGCAAGTGATTTCGCCACCTTCATTAGAGGATATGGTAATTATTCAGGAGAAGAAACATTCGAACACGCTGGGCTCGTAATGGAAGCTAGAAGTGCATTAGCTGAAATATACGGCGACATCCACGCAGAACCATTTAAAGATGGTAAAGTGACTGACCAAGAAACTATGGATAAAGAATTACAATCGAGATTGAAAAAGTCGTTAAAACAATCTTTGTCTTTGGACTTTTTGGTGTTAAGAGAATCATATCCAGAAGCAGACCCACAACCCGGAGACATAGTACAAATAAAATCTACCAAACTAGGTTTGAATGATTTAGTCCGTATAGTACAAGTTAAAACGATTAGGGGTATAAACAATGTAATTGTTAAGCAAGATGTAACGCTTGGTGAGTTTAATCGAGAACAACGATATATGAAAAAAGTTAATACTGCAGCTAACTATGTTTCTGGATTAAATGATGTTAACCTTTCTAATCCTAGTAAAGCGGCAGAAAACTTGAAGTCTAAAGTAGCGTCAATAGCTAAATCAACACTCGATTTGATGAGTAGAACTGATTTGATTGAAGATAAACAACAGAAGGTAAGCTCTAAAACTGTGACTACATCTGACGGCACTATCGTTCATGATTTTATAGGTAAATCAAACATTAAAGATGTAAAAACAATTGGAACGATTGGCGATTCTGTAGCTAGAGGATCACATGCGAAAACTAATTTCACAGAAATGTTAGGCAAGAAGTTAAAAGCTAAAACGACCAACCTTGCAAGAGGTGGCGCAACAATGGCAACAGTTCCAATAGGTAAAGAAGCGGTAGAAAACAGCATTTATAGACAAGCAGAGCAAATAAGAGGAGACCTAATCATATTACAAGGTACAGATGATGACTGGTTACATGGTTATTGGGCAGGCGTACCGATAGGCACTGATAAAACGGATACAAAAACGTTTTACGGTGCCTTTTGTTCTGCAATTGAAGTTATTCGGAAAAATAATCCAACTTCAAAAATACTTGTAATGACAGCTACTAGACAATGTCCTATGAGTGGCACAACGATACGTCGTAAAGATACTGATAAAAACAAATTAGGGTTAACGTTAGAGGATTATGTCAACGCTCAGATATTGGCTTGTAGTGAATTGGATGTACCAGTATATGATGCCTATCATACAGATTATTTTAAGCCATATAATCCAGCGTTCAGAAAATCAAGTATGCCAGACGGATTGCATCCGAACGAGAGGGGTCATGAAGTTATTATGTACGAACTTATTAAAAATTATTACCAGTTTTACGGATAGAAAAGGAGGAAGACATGGATAACAAATTAATTACAGACTTAAGTAGAGTTTTCGATTACAGATATGTAGATGAAAATGAGTATAATTTCAAGCTTATTTCAGACATGCTGACTGATTTTAATTTCTCTCTTGAATATCATAGAAATAAAGAGGTATTTGCACATAATGGAGAGCAAATAAAGTATGAACATTTAAATGTTACAAGTAGCGTCTCTGACTTTTTAACATATTTAAACGGTCGATTTAGCAACATGGTACTAGGTCATAACGGCGACGGTATCAACGAAGTAAAAGACGCGCGCGTTGATAATACAGGTTATGGTCATAAGACATTGCAAGATCGTTTGTATCATGATTATTCAACACTAGATGCTTTCACTAAAAAGGTTGAGAAAGCTGTAGATGAACACTATAAAGAATATCGAGCGACAGAATACCGATTCGAACCAAAAGAGCAAGAACCGGAATTCATCACAGATTTATCGCCATATACTAACGCAGTAATGCAATCATTTTGGGTAGACCCTAGAACGAAAATTATTTATATGACGCAAGCTCGTCCAGGTAATCATTACATGTTATCTAGATTGAAGCCCAACGGACAATTTATTGATAGATTGCTTGTTAAAAACGGCGGTCACGGTACACACAATGCGTATAGATACATTGATGGAGAATTATGGATTTATTCAGCTGTATTGGACAGTAACAAAAACAACAAGTTTGTACGTTTCCAATATAGAACTGGAGAAATAACTTATGGTAATGAAATGCAAGATGTCATGCCGAATATATTTAACGACAGATATACGTCAGCGATTTATAATCCGGTAGAAAATTTAATGATTTTTAGACGTGAATATAAACCCACTGAAAGACAACTTAAGAATTCGTTGAACTTTGTTGAGGTTAGAAGTGCTGACGATATTGATAAAGGTATAGACAAAGTATTGTATCAAATGGATATACCTATGGAATACACTTCAGATACACAACCTATGCAAGGTATCACTTATGATGCAGGTATCTTATATTGGTACACTGGTGATTCAAAACCAGCGAACCCTAACTACTTACAAGGCTTCGATATCAAAACAAAAGAGTTATTATTTAAACGACGTATCGATATAGGCGGTGTGAATAACAACTTTAAAGGAGATTTCCAAGAGGCTGAGGGTCTAGATATGTATTACGATCTAGAAACAGGACGTAAAGCGCTTTTAATAGGGGTAACTATTGGACCTGGTAACAACAGACATCACTCAATTTATTCTATCGGTCAAAGAGGTGTAAACCAATTCTTAAAAAACATCGCACCTCAAGTATCAATGACTGATTCAGGCGGACGTGTTAAACCGTTACCAATACAGAACCCAGCATATCTAAGTGATATTACGGAAGTTGGTCATTACTATATCTATACGCAAGACACACAAAATGCGTTAGATTTCCCGTTACCGAAAGCGTTTAGAGATGCAGGTTGGTTCTTTGATGTACTGCCTGGACACTATAATGGTGCTCTAAGACAAGTACTTACCAGAAACAGCACAGGTAGAAATATGCTTAAATTCGAACGTGTCATTGACATTTTCAATAAGAAAAACAACGGAGCTTGGAATTTCTGTCCGCAAAACGCCGGCTATTGGGAACATATCCCTAAGAGTATTACAAAATTATCAGATTTAAAAATCGTTGGTTTAGATTTCTATATCACTACTGAAGAATCAAAACGATTTACTGATTTTCCTAAAGACTTTAAAGGTATTGCAGGTTGGATATTAGAAGTAAAATCGAATACACCAGGTAACACAACACAAGTATTAAGACGTAATAACTTCCCGTCTGCACATCAATTTTTAGTTAGAAACTTTGGTACTGGTGGCGTTGGTAAATGGAGTTTATTCGAAGGAAAGGTGGTTGAATAATGGTAGTAGATAATTTTTCGAAAGATGATAACTTAATCGAGTTACAAACAACATCACAATATAATCCGGTTATTGACACAAACATCAGTTTCTATGAATCAGATAGAGGAACTGGTGTTTTAAATTTTGCAGTAACTAAGAATAATAAGCCGTTATCAATCAGCAAACATAATGCGATGACTAGTATTGTGCTTAAGACGGATAACTTCGACGATGAACACGGCGCTTATATTAGTGATGAACTTACAATTGTTGATGCAATTAATGGACGAATGCAATACGTTATCCCAAACGAGTTCTTAAAATACACTGGACGCGTACATGCACAAGCTTATTTTACTCAAAACGGTAGCAATAACGTAATTGTAGAGCGTCAATTTAGCTTCAATATCGAGAATGATTTAATTAGTAATTTTAACGGTAAAACAAAGCTAGTTTATATCAAGTCAATTCAGGACTTAACAGAAAGTGTTAAAGAAGAAGTTGAGGACTTAAAGAAAAGTTTAAGTGATACAAAATCGTTGGTTACTGAAATTGATAGTCGTATTAATCAAGGTATTCAAAGATTAGAAATCAAACAAAATGAAGCGGTACAGATGATTACAACAACACAAGACAAAGCCGTTCAATATATAAATAGCGAGTTCCAGAAAATTGTTGATAAAGAGCAAGCGATTTTTGAACGTGTTAACGAAGTTGAACAACAAATCAATGGCGCTGACCTTGTTAAAGGTAATTCAACAACAAATTGGCAAAAGTCTAAACTTACTGATGATTACGGTAAAGCAATTGAATCGTCTGAGCAGTCCATAGATAGCGTTTTAAGCGCAATTAACACATCTAGGATTATTCATATCACTAGCGCAACAGATGCGCCAACATTTAAAGATATAGGCACTTTAGAGACGCCTAAAGAAGATGGCGTTGATGATGGTTCTGAAGTTTCAGCAACTACGAATACTTTAGGGAAATCAGGCTTGTTAGTTGTTTATGTTGTTGATGACAGTACAGCTCGTGCTACATGGTATCCAGACGATTCAAATGATGAGTACACAAAATATAAAATCGGTGGCACATGGTATCAGTTCTATAAAAAAGTTGACGAAGAATTAACGAAGAAATTTGTTGAAGAAACGGCTAACAACGCTTTAAATCAAGCTAAGCAGTATGTAGATGATAAATTCGGAACAACGAGCTGGCAACAACATAAGATGACAGAGGCGAATGGTCAATCAATTCAAGTTAACTTAAATAATGCGCAAGGCGATTTGGGATATTTAACTGCTGGTAATTACTATGCAACAAGAGTGCCGGATTTACCAGGTAGCGTTGAAAGTTATGAGGGTTATTTATCGGTATTCGTTAAAGATGATACAAACAAGCTATTTAACTTCACACCTTATAACTCTAAAAAGATTTACACACGATCAATCACAAACGGCAGACTTGAGCAACAGTGGACAGTTCCTAATGAACATAAATCAACGGTATTGTTCGACGGTGGCGCAAATGGTGTAGGTACAACAATCAATCTAACTGAACCGTACACAAACTATTCTATTTTGTTGGTAAGTGGAACTTATCCAGGTGGCGTTATTGATGGATTCGGACTAACCGCATTACCTAACGCGATTCAATTGAGTAAAGCGAATGTAGTTGACTCAGACGGCAACGGTGGCGGTATTTATGAGTGCTTACTATCCAAAACAAGTAGCACTACTTTAAGAATAGATAACGATGTGTACTTTGATTTAGGTAAAACATCAGGTTCTGGAGCGAATGCCAACAAAGTTACTATAACTAAAATTATGGGGTGGAAATAATGAAAATCACAGTAAACGATAAAAACGAAGTTATCGGATTCGTTAATACTGGCGGTTTACGCAATAGTTTAGATGTAGATGATAACAATGTGCCTATTAAATTTAAAGAAGAGTTCGAACCTAGAAAGTTTGTTTTCACTAACGGCGAAATTAAATACAATAGCAATTTCGAAAAAGAAGACGTACCGAATGCATCAAACCAACAAAGTGCGTCAGATTTAAGTGATGAGGAACTTCGCGGAATGGTTGCGAGTATGCAAATGCAGGTGGCACAAGTAAACGTATTAACAATGGAATTAGCTCAACAAAACGCTATGTTAACACAACAGTTGACTGAACTGAAAACTAACAAAACAAGTACTGAGGGGGACGTTTAAATAATGAAGATGATTTATCCAACTTTTAAAGACATTAAAACTTTTTATGTTTGGGGTTACTATAAAAACGAGCAAATTAAGTGGTACGTAGACAAGGGTTTAATCGATAAAGAAGAATACGCTTTAATCACTGGAGAAAAATATCCAGAAACAAAAGATGAAAAGTCACAGGTGTAATGCTTGTGGCTTTTTAATTTGAATAAAGTGGGTGGCATAATGTTTGGATTTACCAAACGACATGAACAAGATTGGCGTTTAACGCGATTAGAAGAAAATGATAAGACTATGTTTGAAAAATTCGACAGAATAGAAGATAGTCTTAGAGCGCAAGAAAAGATTTATGACAAATTAGATAGAAATTTTGAAGAATTAAAGCGCGACAAGGTAGAAGATGAAAAGAATAAAGAAAAGAATGCCAAGAATATTAGAGACATAAAAATGTGGATTCTAGGTTTGATAGGGACTATCTTCAGTACGATTGTCATAGCTTTACTAAGAACTGTTTTTGGTATTTAAAGGAGGTGATTACCATGCTTAAAGGGATTTTAGGATATAGCTTTTGGTCGTGTTTCTGGTTTGGTAAATGTAAATAACAGTTAAGAGTCAGTGCTTCGGCACTGGCTTTTTATTTTGATTGAAATGAGGTGCATACATGGGATTACCTAATCCGAAAAATAGAAAGCCCACAGCTAGTGAAGTGGTTGAATGGGCGTTATATATCGCTAAAAACAAAATAGCTATTGATGTACCTGGTTCTGGAATGGGAGCACAATGCTGGGATTTACCTAATTATTTACTCGATAAATATTGGGGATTTAGAACATGGGGAAATGCTGATGCTATGGCTCAGAAATCTAATTATAGAGGTAGAGATTTCAAGATAATTAGAAATACAAAAGACTTTGTACCACAACCAGGCGACTGGGGTGTTTGGACTGGTGGTTGGGCAGGTCATGTGAACATTGTAGTAGGGCCATGCACAAAAGACTATTGGTATGGTGTGGATCAAAACTGGTATACAAATAATGCAACAGGAAGTCCGCCGTATAAAATCAAACACTCTTATCATGATGGACCAGGTGGAGGAGTTAAATATTTTGTTAGACCACCATATCATCCGGAGAAATCTACGCCGGCACCTAAACCAGAAGATGATAGTGATGATAACGAAAAAAATAATAAAAAAGTTCCAATTTGGAAAGATGTAACAACTATAAAGTACACTATTTCTAGCCAAGAGGTTAATTATCCAGAATATATTTATCACTTTATAGTAGAAGGTAATCGACGACTCGAAAAACCTAAAGGAATAATGATTAGAAACGCACAAACGATGAGCTCGGTAGAAAGTTTATATAACAGTAGGAAGAAATACAAACAGGATGTAGAATATCCCCACTTTTATGTTGACAGACATAATATTTGGGCACCTAGAAGAGCTGTATTTGAAGTTCCTAATGAACCTGATTATATAGTTATAGACGTATGTGAAGATTATAGTGCGAGTAAAAATGAATTTATTTTTAATGAGATTCACGCAATGGTTGTAGCTGTAGATATGATGGCCAAATATGAGATACCTCTAAGTATTGAAAATTTAAAAGTAGACGACAGCATTTGGCGTTCGATGTTGGAACATGTTAATTGGAATATGATTGACAACGGTGTTCCCCCTAAAGATAAATACGAAGCATTAGAAAAGGCATTACTTAATATATTTAAAAACAGAGAAAAATTATTAAATTCTATAACTAAACCAACAGTAACAAAATCTAGAATAAAAGTTATGGTAGATAATAAAAACGCTGATATAGCGAATGTAAGAGACTCATCACCAACAGCTAATAATGGCTCGGCATCTAAACAACCGCAGATCATAACAGAAACGAGTCCTTATACATTCAAACAAGCACTGGATAAACAAATGGCAAGAGGTAACCCGAAAAAATCTAATGCTTGGGGTTGGGCTAACGCTACACGAGCACAAACGAGTTCAGCAATGAATGTTAAACGAATATGGGAAAGTAACACGCAGTGCTACCAAATGCTTAATTTAGGCAAGTATCAAGGCGTTTCAGTTAGTTCGCTTAATAAGATACTTAAAGGTAAGGGGACATTGAATAATCAAGGTAAAGCGTTCGCAGAAGCTTGTAAAAAGCACAACATTAATGAAATTTATTTAATCGCGCATGCTTTCTTAGAAAGTGGATATGGAACAAGTAACTTCGCTAACGGAAAAGATGGAGTATACAACTACTTCGGTATTGGCGCTTACGACAACAATCCTAACTACGCAATGACGTTTGCTAGGAATAAAGGTTGGACATCTCCAGCAAAAGCAATCATGGGCGGTGCTAGCTTCGTAAGAAAGGATTACATCAACAAAGGGCAGAATACACTGTACAGAATCAGATGGAATCCTAAGAATCCAGCTACGCACCAATACGCTACTGCTATAGAGTGGTGCCAACATCAAGCTAGTACAATCGCTAAGCTATATAAACAAATCGGCTTAAAAGGTATCTATTTTATAAGAGATAAATATAAATAAAGAGGTGTATAAATGTACAAAATAAAAGATGTTGAAACGAGAATAAAAAATGATGGTGTTGACTTAGGTGACATTGGCTGTCGATTTTACACTGAAGATGAAAATACAGCATCTATAAGAATAGGTATCAATGACAAACAAGGTCGTATCGATCTAAAAGCGCATGGCTTAACACCTAGATTGCATTTGTTTATGGAAGATGGCTCTATATTCAAAAATGAGCCCCTTATTATCGACGATGTTGTAAAAGGGTTCCTTACCTACAAGATACCTAAAAAGGTTATCAAACACGCTGGTTATGTACGTTGTAAGCTGTTTTTAGAGAAAGAAGAACAAAAAATACATGTCGCGAACTTTTCTTTCAATATCATTGATAGTGGTATTGAATCTGCTGTAGCAAAAGAAATCGATGTTAAATTGGTAGATGATGCTATTACGAGAATCTTAAAAGATAACGCGACAGATTTATTGAGCAAAGACTTTAAAGAGAAAATAGATAAAGATGTCATTTCTTACATCGAAAAGAATGAAAGTAGATTTAAAGGTGCGAAAGGTGATAAAGGCGAACCGGGACAACCTGGTGCAAAAGGTGAAGCAGGTAAAAAAGGAGAACAAGGCGTACCCGGTAAAAACGGTACTGTAGTATCAATCAATCCTGACACTAAAATGTGGCAAATTGATGGTAAAGATACAAATATCAAAGCAGAACCTGAGTTATTGGACAAAATCAATATCGCAAATGTTGAAGGGTTAGAAGATAAATTGCAAGAAGTTGAAAAAAACAAAGAGGCAACTCTCAAAGACTCTAAAACGTATACAGATTCAAAAATTGCTGAACTAGTTGATAGCGCGCCTGAATCTATGAATACACTAAGAGAATTAGCAGAAGCAATACAAAACAACTCTATTTCAGAAAGTGTATTGCAACAGATTGGCTCAAAAGTTAGTACAGAAGATTTTGAGAGGTTCAAACAAACATTAAACAGTTTGTATGCAGATAAAAATCATAGTCATACAATCAAACAGATTGAAGGATTAGAAAATGCTTTATCAAGAAAATCAGACATAAATCATAATCATGACGAGAGGTATGTTTTGTCGTCTCAAGCTTTTACTAAACAACAAGCGGATAATTTATATCAACTAAAAGGCGCATCTCAACCGACGGTTAAAATTTGGACAGGAACAGAAAATGAATATAACTATATATATCAAAAAGACCCGAATACGTTATATTTAATTAAAGGGTGATGACATGGAAGCTAATTTAAAAGGTGTAAAGAAATTGGTATACAAAGGGGTTGAATACTCTAAAGTATTTGCAGGTAATACAAAAGTTTGGTCTAAACCGCCGTCTTTTGTAATTAAACCCTTACCTAAAAATAAATATCCGGATAGCATAGAAGATTCAACAGCAAAATGGACAATAAATGGAGTTGAACCTAACAAAAATTATCAGGTGACAATAGAAAATGTACGCAGCGGTATAATGAGGGTTTCGCAAACTAATTTAGGATCAAGTGATTTAGGAATATCAGGAGTCAATAGTGGAGTTGCAAGTAAAAGCATTAACTTTAGTAATCCTTCCGGGATTTTGTATGTCACTATAAGTGATGTTTATTCAGGATCTCCGACTTTGACCATCGAATAATTTTAAACGACTAATTTTTAGTCGTTTTTTATTTTGGGTAAAAGGAGCAAACAAATGGATATTAACTGGAAATTGAGATTTAAAAATAAAGCAGTATTAACAGGTTTAGTTGGTGCATTGTTGCTATTTATCAAGCAAATTACAGACTTATTCGGATTAGATTTATCAACTCAATTAAATCAAGCTAGCGCGATTATAGGTGCTATTCTCACGCTACTCACAGGTATTGGTGTTATTACTGATCCAACGTCAAAAGGCGTCTCAGATTCATCTATAGCACAGACATATCAAGCGCCTAGAGATAGTAGCAAAGAAGAACAACAGGTTACTTGGAAAACATCTCAAGACAGTAATTTAACGCCAGAATTAAGTACAAAAGCACCGAAAGAATATGATACATCACAGCCGTTTACAGACGCCTCTAACGATGTTGGTTTTGACGTGAATGAGTATCATCATGGAGGTGGCGACGATGCAAGCAAAATTAACTAAAAAAGAGTTTATAGAATGGTTGAAAACTTCTGAGGGAAAACAATTCAATGTGGACTTATGGTATGGATTTCAATGCTTTGATTATGCCAATGCTGGTTGGAAAGTTTTGTTTGGATTACTTCTAAAAGGTTTAGGTGCAAAAGATATACCATTTGCAAACAATTTTGATGGACTAGCTACTGTATACCAAAATACACCGGACTTCTTAGCACAACCTGGCGACATGGTGGTATTCGGTAGCAACTACGGTGCTGGATATGGTCACGTTGCATGGGTAATTGAAGCAACTTTAGATTACATCATTGTATATGAGCAGAATTGGCTAGGCGGTGGCTGGACTGACGGAATCGAACAACCCGGCTGGGGTTGGGAAAAAGTTACAAGACGACAACATGCTTATGATTTCCCTATGTGGTTTATCCGTCCGAATTTTAAAAGTGAGACAGCGCCACGATCAGTTCAATCTCCTACACAAGCACCTAAAAAAGAAACAGCTAAGCCACAACCTAAAGCAGTAGAACTTAAAATCATCAAAGATGTGGTTAAAGGTTATGACCTACCTAAGCGTGGTAGTAACCCTAAAGGTATAGTTATACACAACGACGCAGGAAGCAAAGGGGCGACTGCTGAAGCATATCGTAACGGATTAGTAAATGCACCTTTATCAAGATTAGAAGCGGGCATTGCGCATAGTTACGTATCAGGCAACACAGTTTGGCAAGCCTTAGATGAATCACAAGTAGGTTGGCATACCGCTAATCAAATAGGTAATAAATATTATTACGGTATTGAAGTATGTCAATCAATGGGCGCAGATAACGCGACATTCTTAAAAAATGAACAGGCAACTTTCCAAGAATGCGCTAGATTGTTGAAAAAATGGGGATTACCAGCAAACAGAAATACAATCAGATTGCACAATGAATTTACTTCAACATCATGCCCTCATAGAAGTTCGGTTTTACACACTGGTTTTGACCCAGTAACTCGCGGTCTATTGCCAGAAGACAAGCGGTTGCAACTTAAAGACTACTTTATCAAGCAGATTAGGGCGTACATGGATGGTAAAATACCGGTTGCCACTGTCTCTAATGAGTCAAGCGCTTCAAGTAATACAGTTAAACCAGTTGCAAGTGCATGGAAACGTAATAAATATGGTACTTACTACATGGAAGAAAGTGCTAGATTCACAAACGGCAATCAACCAATCACAGTAAGAAAAGTGGGGCCATTCTTATCTTGTCCAGTGGGTTATCAGTTCCAACCTGGTGGATATTGTGATTATACAGAAGTGATGTTACAAGATGGTCATGTTTGGGTAGGATATACATGGGAGGGGCAACGTTATTACTTGCCTATTAGAACATGGAATGGTTCTGCCCCACCTAATCAGATATTAGGTGACTTATGGGGAGAAATCAGTTAG